TGGCTTTCCCTGGATGGCTTTCCCTGGATGGCTTTCCCTGGATGGCTTTCCCTGGATGATTGCTAAAAAACGCTCCGGTGTATGGGTTTCGGTGTATGGGCTAGAACCTTCGGTGTATGGGTTTCGGTGTATGGGTTGCCTAGGTGCAATCTACTAATAAATTAACTAAAGAGGTAAGTAATATGCACAAGCAACAAAATTCAAAAGGTGATTGGTTCAAGATTGAAAGAGTCGGAGCTGGTGCTGTCGTTTCGATGATAAAGAAAAACCATTCAGGACATCTTAGGCGTGGAATGGCTGGTAAATGGAGGATTGTATTACCTAATATGCAAATGACCAGTGAAGAGGTTAAGGACATCACTAGCAACGGGATGGCAATCGAGTCAGCCGTGGAATTGTTTGTTAAGCGAGTGAAGCAATAACAATTGCAAATGGCATAAGATGTATGGGTTGGTTAAATATTGCAGTGCAAAGTAAAATATATGTTGTTTTAATCTTGTGTATGTATATAATTAACGGCAGTAAAAAAGGGGAAAGAAATGTTAATACCATCAAAACCAGTCATAGATATCCAGTTAGAACCCGTCGAAATTTCCATTAGGCGTGAGCGCACTCGTATTCAAGATGTTGAATTTGAAACTGGTGTGAAGCCTAGTGAATGGATGCTTAACTACATGATTAGCTGCCGTGAGCATGGCATTACTGGATTTCCAATAAACCTATGAATAACTTTAGGAGGTTATTAAATGAATGTTCAAGAAATGTTTGACAAATATGTATCTGACGAGAAAATCCAAAGCCCTTCAGCTTTTTTGAAAGGTGAGTTGGATTGTCTTCAGGGTAATGAAGAAAGAAAAGGTATGCCGAACGACTATTACCGTGGTTATGGTTCAAGGTATGAAATGGAACAAATATTAGGAGAATTATCTAAATGAAAACAAGTGAAAGCATTGAACTTATTGCAACTGCTATTGGATTAGCTCAAAAAGACATGGGTGGAGCAGTAAAAGGTAGTGATAACCCATTCTTTAAGTCAACTTATGCCAATTTATCAGATGTTATGCAAGTGATTAAGAAGCCATTTGCAGAAAATGGTTTGAGCTATGTGCAATTCCCGCTTAGTAATGAAAATGGTGCGGGTGTGACCACTAGGTTAATGCACAAATCTGGTCAATGGTTGGAGCAAGACTTTGTTCTTCCAATGGTCAAGAAAGACCCACAGGCTGGCGGTTCATGCGTGACGTATGCTCGTCGCTATGCTTTAGCGGCTATGGCTGGCGTTCCACAGGTAGATGACGATGCAGAGTCAGCAATGCTAAGAGGTGGCGACATTACTCAAGCAATTACACCTGAACAAGCAGCACAAATTAAAACACTATTAGAATCTACAAAAAGTGATGTTGAGAAATTCTGTACAGCTTTTAATTGCTCAACTGTAGATCAGTTGCAAGTGCAATATTTTGATAGAGCGTTTGGAGCCTTAACTAAAAAGGCTAATAAGTGATTATTCTTGAAGATGAGCAAGGTTCCGAGGCGTGGAGAAGATCGCGCCTGGGTTGCCCTTCTGCTAGTGCATTCTCTAAGCTAATTACGCGCACAGGTAAGCCAAGTACACAATCAGTTGGTTATGTTAATCAGCTAATTGCAGAAAAGCTTTCTGGTGAGCTTACAGAGCATCACACTAGCGAGGCAATGGTTCGAGGTACAGAAATGGAACCACTTGCACGAGAAAACTACGAATTTTTAACTGATAACACCGTTAATGAGTATGGCTTTATAACAAATGATGCCGGTGAGTATGGATGCTCTCCTGACGGATTGATCGGAGAAGAAGGTGGTTTGGAAATCAAGTGTCCTCTAGGGGCCACTCAAGTGAAGTATATGCGTGACCCTCAAGAGCTAGTTAAACAGTATTGGCAGCAAATACAAGGTTGTATGTGGGTCACAGATAGAAAGTGGTGGGATGCTTTTGCGTTTCATCCACTGTTAGACCATGTGCTTGTTAGAGTTGAACGTGACGAAGAGTACATAAAAAAATTAGCCAAAGAAGTTCAAGAGGCTGTAAATATTATTAATTTAGAAGTGGAGAAAAACAAATGAGCATCAACAGCATGATTTTCACAGGTAATGTCGGTAAAGATATGGAAGTACGAAACACACCTAATGGTAAGGCAATCGGTAGCTTTTCAGTTGCTGTATCTCAAGGTTGGGGCGATAACAAGAAAACTAGTTGGGTCAACTGCAAGATGTTTAACGAACGAGCTGAGAAGCTTGCTCCTTACGTCTTAAAAGGCACACCAGTCACTGTCCAAGGTCAATTTGTTTTGGAACAATGGGAAAAAGATGGTGTAAAAAACTCACAAGCTTGCTGCATTATTGAAAGCGTCCAATTAGGACAAAAGAAAGAAGGTGGATCTGCTGCACCAGTAGCTAAAGCCGCTGCACCCGCTGATATGGATGATGACATCCCCTTTTAGCCTAAAAACCCCCCCCTTTCGAGGGGGGAAAACCAACTAGGAGAGTGTAGATAGGGGAATCTACCCACCTACATTACCACAGGACAATAAAATGAAATATGCAAATATAGGCAAATGTTTAAAAATAGCTCAAGTAAAGAAAGATATGACGACAGTATCTTTGGCTAATCTACTTGGTGTATCGCCCCAGGTCGCAGGACTTATGCGTCAACGTCCAGACATGAAGTACCATCAGATACAAGATATCTGTGCATTGTTTGATATGACGGTTGATGACTTTTTAGGTCTTGAAGATTGGGTTGAGCCAAGTAATAAATAAGCTTTAAAGAAAGCCCCCCGCGAAGGGGGCTTTACAAGCGTTGAAGGATCAACGATACTTGTCGTGCGAGAAACAAGAAGGCGTAGTATATCAATGTTATATTTCCTAACAACTCCTTCTTAAAACAGTATTCGGGCTAGAGGCTGACGAACTCCTTAGATAAAACGTCAGAGCGTGGTTGACCCTCCAGACATAGCCCCTTAGTAAATTGGCGTTTACTAAAGATAGGTTGGATATCCGATACGAATACGATAGCCCTTATGAGTTTTACAAAATTATTAGCTTTTGCTAGTAAAAGGGTAAATTCATCTGTCAAAAAGTATATGTACACTTTAATGCGCCTTGTATACATATATATGTACACTTTATGGCACTTTGTATACATATAGAAACAAACCTTTTAAACACATACGGGTGAGGCGAAGCCGAACCAAAGGAGTGAGCAATGAGTCAAAAAGAGAGATTACTGGAACACTTCCAAAACGGTAACACGATCACATCATTACAAGCTTACGACAGGCTTGGTGTTACTCAGTTAGCTACTAGGATATACGAGCTAAAACAAGAAGGTTATCCGATAGAGTCTGATCGTATTAACGTGTACAACCGTTACCTAGAGAAGTGCAGTGTGGCTAAATACTACATGGGGGGAAAATGAAATTTCTACTAAAGAATGGCGATGAATACGAAATACCAGATGCTGAATATGAAGTTTATATTGAGGCATACGGTGATGATTTGGTGCGCACAGAATGCAAAGCAATGCAGATGTGGCTGTTTACAAACGCAGCTAAACGGAAAACAAAGGGAGGCATGAAAAAGTTTATTGGTTCATGGTTAGCAAGAACTAAAGCAACAGGTGGATTATCACCCTATGCCGCAAATCATAATCCAGCATCGGCTGCTACTAATAAAACCAATGATTCTATTAGAGGAAGAACGTTAGATTGCTCATTAACAGACGTAACCTGGTTAGACGGGATTGAAAGAGAATCACAAAAACAATATTACTTAACTACACGCGGCTTTTATTTTGATGGCGGCGATGAACCTACAAGGGGATAGGCAATGCTAAAGTTTTTTTATGAAGGTCAAAGGTTTCCAGAGCTTTTAAATAAGGCTTGGACTGTTAGAGAAATAGCAGAACACACTGGAATTAAGTCAGGCGCACTTAGAAATAGATTGCGCTACACAGACTTGGTAAAAGATGAGCATTTGTACGAATTTAAAGAGCGGAAAGGTGCTATTAGTTGGGAATTTGTTGGCAGTCATCCAAAGCTAATTACGGGTAAGTCATACACTGCGGCTGATTATGCTGATGCTGCTGGCGTAGACAGCTCTACTATGTGGGGAAGAATAAAAATGAAAGACATAGTTTGTGATAATGACTTGCGCGCACCTGACGGAAAATATTCAAACAATCCTAGAGTTAAAGAAGCTGTACCGCAGTTGGAAACTCATGAAGAAAGATTGTCTGACAAATGGTTGAGGATGAAATTATGAAAGATTA